TCACCAATTTTTCACATTAAATCGTGGCATTCTAAAGAATGCAACTTACGACCTTTTGCGCCTTTAAAAGTATTAACTGTAAATTTAAACAAATCTACTAATGGCTGTGGGCCACTTGCACGACCACCAAACGTTTTTAATCGTGCGCCGGCTGCTCTAACTTTACTAACGTCCCATTTAGGGATTTCGCCTGCGTAGAGGTGAGCGAGTAATAAACGTAAGGATTTTGCCCAGCCCTCTTTTGAGTCATGAACTGCAATAACGTGTTCTGATTCATAAAGTTCTTCCGGCACTTCCGGCAGATTGGATATGTATTTGGACTCCACCGAAAAACCGACACCCGTTCCGCAGAGCAGGATAAACATAGCTTCGTCGAACGACTTAACATCATCAACAGGAAGATAACTACAATTGTAAATACAAGTATTGTCACGATCGGCACTCTTTCCTGCCGTCATCATGGCTCGCATGGACGGCATTAAATCTAAGTTATGGATTGCATCAAAAATTTCATTCTTTAATTCTGTGTTTTCTGTAATTGCTGGTGTTCGAGTAAAAATATAATCTACAAATCGGTTTACTGTTTCTGCCCATGTTTCTCTGCGGTGTTTTTCATCGATAAAACGGGCATATCTGCTGGCTGCTATATATTCTTGATATTGATCCATAGTTTCTTATTGTTGTATTGTTGAAGAAAAAGGGAGGCCGCAGTTTCTACGGACACTCCCAGGTACTACTGTACTATTTAAACTGCGAAATCTGCTACTGAGTTTGTTGCTCCACCCAACTTCTCACCGTCTTCTGTTTTCATAACAGCGTTCAAACCATACGCAATACCTTTGGTGCCGCTTACATCATATGGGTACATAGTAATTGAAGCGCGGCCATAGCAACCACTGTAAAACTCATTCTTGTCAAAAATTTCATTCTTGTCTGCATCGAAGACGCCAGGCTTCTCATTGGCGTTAGCGTTAAAGAAATAATGACCTGCATAAACTGGATCATCTTTTTCAGTATCACCGTCACGCAAACCGCCTTTTAGAATCTTTGGAATGCTGCCGCCAAAGTATCCAATGTTGGCTTGTTTTGTTTCTTCAAATGCTTTTTGGAATGCTGCTACACCAGCTTTATCTGTCTTTGGAATCAAGATAGATGCTGAATACTTCATAGTGCCATTGAGCGTTTCTGCTGGCTCAAATACGTGTACGAAAGAGAAACGTACTTTGTTAGTAACAAACTTAGTTTTAGTTGACTTAGCTGGCATAATTTTTACCTTTTTACCTTTTTACCTTTTTAATGACTAGAGCTTAAGGTGTCTAGTCGTTACCTTTACTACGCATCATGTAGTATACCATGATGTTTCATCGCATACTTCATAGCAATTGCTTGTATAAAGTCTTGTTGATAATTTCTATCATACACTATTTCTGGATCATCGGCAACTGCTTCAATTACATCTTCAATTGCATATCGTAATTGTAGCACATCTTCTCTTCTTCCACTACCGGCTAAACCATCAAAATCTTTTATAAACTTATCAATTATGTATTCTGGCACTTCAAATTGAGTGTCATAACATTGTACTAACATGGTTTGCCTTTCTTGTTATTATTTTGCTACCATCACCAGCCCCACGTTTCCCATAGCATAACCAAGGAACATGATGCCAGTTCCTACTCCACCTTTTATAAATTGATCTACTGCGACAATAAAGTATACAACTCCCATTGCTGCGATTAGCCATGTGCTCATTAAAAGTCCTCCTTTGTGTTTTCTTTGACTCGAACCAATTTTGGATTACCATCTGGTCTTGATACTAGCGCACCCAGTTTGGCTGTTACGTGCTTATCCATTTTTTCCAAAGAAGGAATAGATTTTAATTCACGTGGTTTATAAATATCGCTTTCTGAAAATCCGTTTTCAATCAGTACTGTAGCTGCTAGTGCTTGATCGCTAATTGTTCTGTGCCTTGTAGTTGTAGCTAACTTAAATCCAAGGGGCACAATTTTTTGATCTACCGCACGAGTAAGTGCGTATTCCTCTACATCATTGGCCCAAGTTCTTAGGTCTTGCGCTTTGACGAGGACTTCGCTGAACTCTTCTTCGCTGAGGAGGGCCGGGGTTTGGAACTCGAGCTTTGCGAGGTCCGAGTTGAAGTCTGAGCGGGCACGGCATTGCGCTTTGGCTTTGCAGAACTGGCACCATTCGCCGGGGAGGAACTCGCCTGCGCCGCTCCACGCTTTCTTGGCTTTTGGTTTGACGAAGTAGTTGGCCCAGTCGACGAGCTTGGCGATGGATGTGCCATCGCTGCTAATAGAGCCGAGTCTTGGCTGATGGATGGTGTAACTAACTTCTTTGATTTCTGGGAACTCTTCCTTAAACTTTGAGTACGCTCCGAGGGCATAGAGCCTAAGTTGCGTATTGTCTTGCGCAGAGACAGGAACTCCTTTTCCGAACTTGAGATCGATAACTCGGATTGAATGCTTTGAAAGTACGACGACATCCGCAGTACCAAAACCGTCAGGAACCCAGTCACTGAAATCCACGCGCTGTTCAAAGAGCGGTGTATCGCCTTCACCAATTTGAGAACGGACGTAGAGCACATAGTTATCAACGTTAGTCTCGAAATCGTCACGTTCATCGGATGTGTACGTTTTGTAGATTTCGTTGTTTTTAATTTCTTCATATTCGCTTTCATATTCATCATGCCCTATTTGATTAAAGTATTGTCTTAAACGTATTTCTGCCAACGAATGGGCTAAAGTGCCTTCAGCAGAGAAATCTATTCCCTTGGTACTTCTTTTTGGGTCTGGGAGGGTTGCTTCTAAGCGGGCTGATGGTGTGCAAGAAAGCCACCGTTTTGAACCCGAAGCAGAGAGTAGGGCATGTGCTGTCATTTTTACCTTTTTACCTTTTTACAATGTATACATACTAATGCAAAAAAGGGGCCTCGTCAAGCCCCTTTTTAGGTAAATTTAAAAAAAAATAAAAAACTAGGATTTTAGGGCGGCAATTAAATCTTGTATCTCTTTGTTAAAGTCTACCTTAACTTCTGCCTTCAAATCAATTTTGGTGTCACGGGTTTCACGATAGTCCTCAGCAAATTGGCCACGTAGGGCAATTTCTGCAACTCTGGAGTTAAATGCTTTGTTTTCGATATTAGCCAGCATCATGTTTTCCCAGTATGCTTGGGCGTAAACTGTAGCTAAATCAAGGGTTTCCGCAAAAGTGGGGTCTTCTTTTTTAAGGCGAGCCGCTGTGTTTTTGCTAATGTTAATGGCTGCAAACATGGCTTTTTGGGATGCACCTTGCTTGCCAAGCTCTAGAATAGCGTCGGCCATTTCTTTTGTAAATTCTTTTTTATTTGCTGGTGGTTTTTTGGTTGCCATTAGCACTTCCATCTTTTTAAAGCTGCAGCCTTACGTGTTGGTTTGCCGTTTTCGTCCTTCATGGGGCCAGGCACACCCGACATACGAGCGCAGAATGATTTTTTACGAGAGCCGCCTTCTGGTTGAGGGGCTTTTAAATTGGAGCCAGTTTCGCGGTTATATTTTTCACGACCCTTGGCAGTAAGACCCGCGCCCTTAGATGCCGGTAATTTCTCACCACGACCGATAGATAGGGATACAGATTTCTTTTTGGTTGCCATTATTTCTTTGCAGTCTTGGCTGATTGTTTAAATGCTTTGGCTGTTGGAGCACCTTTGGTGCCTGGTTTGCGCATTTTTTCGCCTGAGCCGGCCTTAATGCGCTCTTGCTTAGCATGGATGTTTGCGTAGAGTCCTGGTTTGGTTGCCATGATTATTCCTTGTAAAAGGGTTTCCAAGCGTCATCCCGACGAGTTGTACTCCCTATACACACTAATGCAAAAAATTAAGTGAAAGCGCCCTAGTCTGGAATGATAATTTTTCTAGGCTCTTTGGGCTTGGATCTGGCTTTTTCCTCAGCTTCCATCATTTTTCTAAAGGTCGGCATCATTTCGTTGACAATAACTTTAGTCATGGCTTCAGCTTTAATGCGGTCTTCCATTTCCTTTTCTTCACTTGACCGTTTTGTTTTTTCATCAACAGCATCAGCAATGTTGTTGCCAAACTTGCGGTGTTTTAAAAACTGTCGAATAAAATTATCCATATTAGGCTGCTGGAGGATTATCTGATTTAACCAAAGCGTCTAATTGAGGCGCCGCTTGCTCTTGAATGTCATTAATTAAACCTACTAACGTAACTGCATCAGTTAGCAATGGTTTATTAAAGGCATTTAACATTGTGTTAATACGTTGAACCGTAAACTTAAATGTTAAGACCTGCTCTTCAATAGGGATTTCTTTTGCTTGTACGTCAACTGTATCGCTCATTTCTTCTTACCTTTCTTTTTACCAAAAACTTCTGAAAATAATTGCTCTCTTGCTGCTAACTTCTCTGGGTCTGTGCAATACTGATCCAGTTCAAACTTACGGCAGTACGTATCCATTAGTTTTTCCATACGCATGTCGTGTAGTACTTTGATACCCCACAACGCGTTAGCAACTTCATCCTCAGTCATTGGTACTGGATGATCGCCATGGTGTTTGTACAATAAATCAATGTCTTCACTGGTTTGCCAAGCAAGCATGATTGCGCTTTCTAAATCAATTTCATTGTTCATTTCTTTTTAACCTTTTTTTCAAAATCAAAACAATACCACTTACCAACAATCATAAGTGCAGGAAGTAATTCCTCAAAGGCTTGCACATCATCTGGATGCCAGTTATCTCTGCTTTTTAAATCTTTTGAAACAGATTTATAACTGTCAATCATAGATTTTGCGACAAGATCATCCATAAAGTCGTCATCAATTTCAATTATCATTTTCCACACTCCTCTTCGTGGTAATCTAATTCATAATGGCGTTTATCAATTTCTCTCTGAATATACCATCTTGCCTTTTTAAGATCCTCGATTGCGTCTTTCTTGAGATCGCAACGCCAAATGTATTTGACGGCGTTACCAAGATTAAAACCCATATGCTCTGTGATTTGAATGCAGTCAATTCCAGATGGATGGCTAGTATAATGTTTAGGCTTGTTAACTACGTCGTTCATGTTTTTTCCTTAATTCATTTTCAACTGCATTGATTTCTGCTTCATTTTCGCAAGTCCAGGAAGTAATTAGGTTTGGGAACATTGATACGTCAATGTCTTCAACGCCGCTTATCTTTTCAATTACTGTTTTGTTGCCCACCAAATGTTCCACAATAAATGTTGTCATAAAGACAATTCCTTTTTTATCCAATCAACGCCATTAGAAAAATGATAGCGCCAGTATTTTTCAGTTACACCTATATCATTATACGACAATCCTTGCAAAAAAGCATTAAAAACTTTACGCTGTTTTTCTGGCATGTCTTCGTTAATCAGGCGTTTAATATCGGCAATATCTTGCTGGTCCCAAGGCAACCAGCCTTCTGAAATCAATGAGGAGGAAAGATTGTCAGATTCATCTTGCTCGATTGGGTCTAAATCTTCGTCTGAAAGACGGGGTGTTGCTGCTTTGATAATATGTGTCATAATTTAAGCGCTTCTAAAACTGCCTCCTGTGTTGTTATTTTTCCTTCTAATACTTTTATTACGTGGTTATCCACACTGTTGGACACCATCAAATGGTGTATGATAACCGGTTTTTCTTGCCCTTGGCGATAGATCCTAGCGTTGGCCTGGATGTAGTTTTCACTGCTCCAAGGGAGGTCATACCACACTGTCTGTGCTGTCTCACCAACGTTGCACTGTAAATTGAGACCAATTCCTCCGCTTTGGGGGTGGGCAAGAAGCATACGAATTTTGCCATCACGCCACGCCTCAATGTTGTTGTCATCCAGCACCACAGCCTCGGGGAAAGCCAAGCGTAGTTTCTGAAGTGCGTGTTTGAAATGATAGAATACGAGTGTCGGGGAGCTAGATTCCTCCATGATCGACTCAAGGAATTCCAACTTAGAACGATGTACTTCGTGTGCTTCCCCTTGTTCGTCATACACCGAGCCTGATGTGAACTGGAGGAGCTTCCCCGCCAGTGCTGCTGCTGTTGGAGCTGTGATTTTTTGCTTACCGATCTCAGCGACCATGTCTTTTCTAAGTTCATCGTATTTTGTCCTTACGCTTTTATCAATTTCAATCTTATGATAT